GAGCAACTATCTACAAACCTCTTCGTCATTGCCGAATGGGAACGCTTAGAGAATCGCCGAGTGTCTGACGGACGCGGCATCGGTGCATCAGATCTAGCGTGTTGGGTACACACGTTGCTTACCATCAAAGGCGAGAAGCTTCCAGCAACTTGGCGCGAATGGCTCAAACAAAACCCAGACGTCGAGATCGCAGCGGAGGACGCAACCGATCCAAACCCTACGGACGCGGCTACCGCCGGCAACTAGCCGAACTGGTAGTCGCGACGGGATGGGCTCCGACGTTCTATGCGGAGTCGTTTGACTCACGCGACCTACAAACAATCATTAGAGTCCTTAATGACCAAAACAAAAAAGGACACAAATGAGAGACTCAGCCGGCGGCATTGAAGCACGGATAGAAGTATTCGGCCTAGGTCAAGCGCTCAAGGATCTCAACAAGATCGATAAAGCACTTCGGCGCGACATTACCAAGGACTACAAGCGCGTAACGTCTGGGCTTGTCTCAGACATCCAGTCGGCCATCCCGTTGAACTATCCCCTTTCAGGCTGGCAGCGACAATGGCGTCTCCGTGGCGAGTACGAAGTTTTCCCATGGCCAACCAGCCATTCCGTCAAGGCATACATCAACACCAAAGCGCCCAAAGAAGTATTCGGTGGCAAAGTAAACCTCTCGACCTTTGCCGTTAAATGGCTCGGCGCCGCCGCGGCCTTCTTTGACTTCTCCAAAAGTAATCAAATGGGCGCAGCCTTAACAGCCAAATACGGCGACCCGTCGCGAGTAGTGTGGAAACAGTACGAAGCAAACAAAAGCGAACTTGAGACAGAGATGGAGCGGATCGTTGCCCGCGTCGGCGATGCCTTGAGTCGCGATCTAAGCGCAAGGTAACTCATGGCCGTCATTCTTCCAATCATCAGCGAATACGATCCGAAGGGCGCAAAGAAGGCGATCGCCCAATTTAAGCAACTAGAAGGCTTCGGAGCCAAAGCAAACTTTGCTATTAAGAAGGCAGCAATCCCAGCGGCCGCAGCAATGGCCGGCTTAGGCGTAGCACTTGCAGGCGCAACCAAAGCAGCAATGGAAGACGCAGCGGAACAAGCGAACCTTGCGCTCGTAATGGGCAACGTCACAGGAGCATCAAAAGAACAAGTCGCCGCACAAGAGGACGTCATCGCCGCCATGTCGAGGGCATCCGGCACAGCAGACAGCGAACTTCGTCCAGCCTTCCAAGCCCTACTCGTCGGAACCAAAGACATTACCGAAGCAAACAAGACGCTTGCGCTTGCTCAGGACATCGCACAAGGCTCTGGCAAAGATCTAGCAACCGTCTCCGATGCACTTGCCAAAGCGTACGGCGGCAACTTTAAGGCGCTAGGACAACTTTCCCCAGAGATTAAAGCAATGATCAAAGACGGAGCAACGCTTGACGACGTCATGAATGTACTTGGCGGAACCTTTGGAGGAGCCACGGCCGCAGCCGCAGAAACCGCCGCAGGCCGCATGAAGATCCTTAAAAACTCGCTTGACGAAACAAAAGAGTCAGTCGGAGCCGCACTTCTTCCAGCGTTTGAAGCCATCTTGCCAGTTGTCCAAAAGTTTGCAGATTGGGCGCAAGACAATCCAAAAGCGTTCTTGTTTATTGCCGGCACGATCGCCGCTATTGCAGCCTCAATTATGGCCGTCAACTTTGCTATGGCCCTTAACCCGTTTGCGCTCATTGCCGCAGGGATCGTTGTATTAGTCGCAGGATTAGTGCTTGCTTACAATAAGTTTGAGTGGTTTCGTAACGGCGTCAACACAATGATTAACACGTTGCTCAATGTATTCGAGGCTATGGCAAACGCATTCTTAGCAGCCGTTAACACGATCATCAAGGCATACAACGCCATTCCGTTACTACCAAACGCGCCCACACTTCCAGCGTCCGTCAATCTGCCAAACATCGGGCAGGCTCCAGCAAAGCGGGCCGTCAACACTCCGGGCGGAATACGCATGATGGCCGAAGGCGGAATTGTTAATTCGGCAACTTTGGCAATCATTGGCGAAAAAGGCCCAGAAGCCGTCATCCCATTAGACCGCATGAAAAACGGCGGCGGACAAAACATCACCGTCAACATCACAGGCGGCATCTCCACGTCGGCAGACATCGGCCGCGCAGTCGTCAACGCTATTAAAGCGATGAACCGTGTAGACGGCCCAGCACAAATACAAGTCGCCTAATGGCCGCCACAATTGTCGACTCGGGATCTTACGATCTTCTAATTGACACAGGCTTCTTAGTCAACGCATTTACACTTGACGATCCATTGCGCGGGATCTTAGACGATCTAGAATATGTCCTTAACGGGACAACACAATACGCATCCGTAATAGAAGGCTCCACAAACATCAACGTCACACGCGGACGCCGCGACATCGGCGACCAATTCACAGCCGGCTCAATGAATTTTAACCTCCTTGATGGTTATGCCGGCGGAGTTTTTAACCCCTTCAACCAAGACTCGCCGTTCTTTGACACCGCCAACGATCAGCCTGGACTAGCGCCAATGCGAAACGTCATCTTGACGCGAGAAGGTGAAGAACTCTTTAATGGTTACATCATTGACTACACCTACAACTTTAATTTGGGCGGCCTAGACGAAGTCAGCGTCCAATGCGCCGACCGTTACTATGTTCTTTCTCAGACCTACATGGCCGAATACAACGTGGCAGAAGAACTCGCAAATGTCCGCGTAGAAGCAGTCTTAGACCTTCCAGAAGTCAACGCATTCCAATTACCCGGCGAACGCAACATAGAAGCTTCTTCAATCACCCTTGGCGGAGCCGCTGCCTACACCGTCCCGAACGGAACTTCCGTGGCCGCATACATGGCCAAAATAAACGAATCCGTCCAAGGCAGAATCTTCGTGGCACGTGATGGGACGTTTACCTTCCAAGATCGGATCGGGACGACACTCTCCGCATCGGTAGCAGACTTTCACGACGACGGAACCCAAATACCATTTGATCAAGTTGGGATCTCATTTGAGGCAAACGAAGTCGTCAACCGCGCATCCGTAACCCATGCCGGCGCAACATCGCCAGAAGTCGCCGAAGACCTAGCCTCCCAAACGACCTACTTTATCCAAACAACATCAATTTCCGATGCGCTAGTCCACAACAACACGGCAGCCCTAGACCTCGCCAATTACCTACTTGTAGCCGAACCCACACCGCGCTACACATCGGTATCCACACCGTTCTCCACGCTTACAGACGCACAGCGCGACATTGTGGCCGTCATCGAGATCGGCAACACGATCACAATAGAGAAGTCCTTTGCTACGTCGGGCTTGACGACCACGCAACTAGCCCAAGAATTAGCCGTAGAGGGAATCCAACATCAAATTGACTTATCGTCTGGGCATCGGATCACGCTCTTCACTAGCCCTACGACGCTTGTCTTTGAGTTGGTCTTAAATGACCTAATTTACGGAATCACCGACGCAGACAACGTGCTCGGGTAATATAACAACATGGCAACACCGACCACACTTCCAGCCACGTTCGTCGCCGGCAACGTCCTTGAGGCATCCCAACTTAATAATTTGCGTGGCGCGTTCCGTGTGCTGCAAGTAGTTCAGGCTACTCATTCAACACAAGTATCAACTACTAGCACAAGTTACGTAACAACAGGATTAAACGCCACGATCACGCCGTCGGCCACTACTAGCAAAATACTGATTTACGCAAACGTTCCGTGCCAAGGCGCAACCGGCCAAAACATGAACATAACTTTATTTCGTGGAACGGTTGCAGGAACCGATTTGGCGACGGGCGCGCAAGGATTCGGAATATTTGCAACGGGCGCAAATACTCCAGTTGCGCCGCTAAGCATGTTTTATTTGGACAGCCCGTCAACAACATCTGCACAGACCTATACCGCCGGAATGAAAACAACAGGCGGCACTATTTATGCGCATGTTTCCGCCACAATGGGAACGATGATACTTATGGAGATAAGCGCATGACCGATTACGCGGCAGTACTAACAGCCAATTACCCCGGCGCGGAATGGTCAATTAGCGGCAACGATTACGACACGCTTGAATGGTTCAGCGCAAGCACAAAACCAACGCAAGCCGAATTAGACGCGGCATGGCCTCAAGTTGATTACGACGACCAAGTGACGGCCGTAGAAACAACACGCCGCACACAATACGAGGCACAGTCCGACGGCCTATTTTTTGAGTGGCAACGCGGCACAAACACTAAAGAGGCTTGGGAAGCCGCAGTACAAGCCGTCAAAAATGCAAACCCATATCCACCGCCGTTGGGCTAAATATGCGGCGCTGCTCTTTATGGTTGCAGTCGTAGCGGCGGTCTTAAATGGATGCAGCAGCACAAGAGTCAACATTGAGCCGAACAGGTGCTTTACGCGAACGGCTTGCGATGTCGCCAGAGGATAAACACGCACGACTAATTCTGATAGTCGGCGTGACCATGTCGATCAGTTTTGCGGCCATCGTTCTTGGCTTCGTCTACGGCCTACTATTCGTAAACCAGCCTCTTGAACAGGCCCCAAATGACGCCGCCTTTATAGATCTACTCTCGACCGTTGTCGTATTTTTGACCGGATCGTTAGGCGGCCTACTTGCATCTAACGGAATGAAAAAAACAAAACAGACAGGAGCAACAGATGAAACCCAGCGATAAAGCAATGATCTCCACCTACATCAACAGCGCCATTGCAGCAGCAGTCGCCCTATACATGTCAGGCAACACCGACCCGAACGACCTACTTGGTGCAGCCATCGCAGCAGTAGCACCACTATTTATCGGATACGTCAACCCGAAAAACAAGGCTTATGGCATCGGCAAAAACCCCGAAGCCTAAAGCCCAACCGCTTCTGATCGTCGGCGCTAGGCCGTACACGGGCAACACAGACGGCGCATCACCTAAACGACGTGCCGGCATGGACGCCTTCATCAAAGAAGTTATCTGGTTAGGGCAGGGCGCTCTCTGGGATAACGGCTCCTATGGCGTAAGAAATATGCGCGGAAAAGAATCGCTCTCGGTACATGCCACGGGCCGCGCCGTTGATCTGTCCTACCGTCCAAGCGCGAGCAAGAAACTTGCAAACCGCAAGGACGCACTAGAAGCGATCGAGAAGCTTTGCGCCAATGCGAACGATCTCGGAATCGAAATGATCATCGACTACTTCCCGCAGCCGTTCGGCCGCGCTTGGAAATGCGATCGTCAAGCGTGGAGCAAATACAGCAAGCCGACAGTCACGGGCGCACCCGGCGGAGACTGGTTCCACATCGAGATCACCCCACAAGCGGCAGACTCCCCAATCTTCGTCAAAGCCGCATTCCTAAAGGCGTTCGGCGAAATCCACCCCTACTAGGCAAGTCTTGGCTAAGGTCGGATTACCGACGAAAGGCCATTCTATGACCGATCCACAAATCTTCGATTATTTGGTGCTCAAGACAGTTCTTGACAACGGCCAAGAAGTCCTTGTGCAGATCTTT